TGGTCGCCCAACTCATCCAGTCCTCGCTGGAGGCTAACACCAAGTTGATGGACCTGCATCGCCGCATGAAGGACATCAATCGCGAGGACCAGAAGGCGGCGAAGATCACCAACAACTCCATCTATGTCGGCAGCACCGCCGAGTTGCAGAAGTTGATCCGTGACCAGAAGAAGGCCATCGCCTCCGGTGAAGTGATTGACATGGAAGGCGAGGAGAAGGATGGCTGACCATCAGACATATCTGGGCAACCCCCTGCTCAAGGGGAGCCATGTCCAGATGGAGTTCACGAAAGAGCAACTGGCGGAGTACATCAAGTGCTCTGAAGACCCGATCTACTTCGCCGAGAAGTACATGAAGATCGTGACGGTGGATGAGGGTCTCGTTCCCATCGTACTGTATGACTTCCAGAAGGACATCATGCGGTCGGTGTTTGACAACCGCTTCACCATCTGCAAGATCCCCCGACAGAGCGGCAAGACCACCGTACTCCTTGCCTGCATCCTCCACCTCGTCCTGTTCAACCCGAACTACCGAGCCGCAATCCTTGCCAACAAGTTGAAGACGGCGACCGGCATCATGGATCGCGTGAAGGTCGCCTACGAGAACCTGCCCAAATGGCTCCAGCAGGGCATCGTGGAGTGGAACAAGACCAGCGTGCAACTGGAGAACGGCTCCAGCATCATCTGCTCGTCAACCTCCTCCAGTGCCGTCCGTGGCTCGTCCTACAACTTCCTGCTCCTTGACGAGTTCGCGTTCGTCCCCGACCAGATCGCCGAGGAGTTCTTCTCATCGGTATATCCCACCATCTCCTCCGGTCAGACTTCCAAGACGGTGATTGTGTCCACCCCAAACGGGCTGAACATGTTCTACAAGATGTGGACCAACGCCAAGAACAAGAAGTCCGAGTTCTTCCCCATAGAGGCATTCTGGTGGCAGGTTCCGGGTAGGGACGAGAAGTTCAAGCAGATGACCATCGCCAATACCAGCGAGCGGCAGTGGATTTCGGAATATGAGTGCCAGTTCCTCGGTTCGCAGGAGACGCTGGTCAAGCCGTCCAAGATCGCCTCGCTGGTCTTCCAGACACCCCTGCGGGAGAGCGAGGACGGGCTGGCGGTCTATGAGACAGCCATTCCCGGACACATCTACACCGCCTGCGTGGACACCAGCCGTGCCATCGGGCTGGACTACCATGCCATGACGGTCATTGATGTGACCTCCATCCCCTATCGGGTGGTGGCGAGATATCGCAACAACACCCTGCCTTCACCCATCCTTCCCAACCTGATCCGGTCGGTGGTCAGCAAGTACAACGAGGCATATGTGCTTGTGGAGATCAACGACACCGGTCAGCAGGTCGCCGACATCCTGAAGGATGAGTTGGAGTACGACAACATCATCAATATCTCCATCAAGGGCAAGAAGGGGCAGAAGGTCGGAGAGGGCTTCGGTGGGGCGAGAGTCCATAGCGGCATCAAGATGAGCAGTCAGGTCAAGAAGATGGGCTGTGCCGTGTTCAAGGAGATGGTGGAGACCGACAAGATCATCCTCAACGACTTTGACATCATCGCCGAACTCAGCACCTACATCCTCAAGTCCGGCTCGTATGAGGCGAGCGAGGGCTACAACGACGACCTGATGGCGACCCTCATCATGTTCGGCTGGCTGACCACGCAGGAGTACTTCAAGGAACTGGTCAGCCTTGATGTCCGCAAGCGGCTTTTTGAGGAGAAACTGCGGAAACTGGAGGACGAGTTGACCCCCTTCGGCTTCTTCGGGGGAGCCGATGATGATTTTGAGGAAGCCTCCAAGGAACTGGCTAGGGAGAGGGAAGTGTCGGAAAGGTCCAGAAGAAGGGACCGGTCGTGGATGGACGATGCCGACGAGATTCTCTGAAAGTGGGCAATGATAAATACACTCGTCTATCCATACTTCAAGGAGATTGAGCAATGGCATTCCAACTCTCGCCCGGCGTAAATGTCACGGAAAAGGATCTTACCACGATTGTCCCTGCGGTCGCAACGACCCGTGCAGGCTTCGCGGGTGTCTTCAACTGGGGTCCGGTCAACAAGCGAGTCCTCGTTGACTCGGAGAACAACCTCGTCTCCCTCTATGGAACCCCCGACGATAACTGCGCCGAGTGGTGGTTCTGTGCTGCCAACTTCCTCGGCTACGGCAACAACCTTCAGGTGGTCCGTTGCAAGGTCGGGGACATGGCGAATGCCAATCCGGCAGGCAAGACAGCAGCCGATTGCTACATCCCCAACGATGACTACAACGACAGCAAAGCAGCCGCAACGGTCGGTGGCTTCGTCGCCAAGTATCCCGGTTCGCTCGGCAACAGCCTTGAGGTTCAGGTTTGCGGTTCCGGCACCCTTGTCGGGTTGACCGCTCCTGCCGGTGCGACCATGGGCGGACTGACCGCTTATGGCACCAACTTCAACAACTGGACCTATATCAACCAGTTTGATGCCAATCCCGGCTCCTCCACCGTGGTCACCGACCTCGGAGGAACGGGAGACGAGTTCCACATGGTGGTGATTGACCGCAAGGGCTTGTTCTCTGGTTCAAAGGGCACCGTCCTTGAGAAGTTCGCCGGACTGTCCATCGTGGACAACCTCACGGACTCGTTGGGCAACAGCCTGAACTATCGCGACAAGATCAACGCCAACTCGGCCTACATCCTCGCTCCGGCACGCACCGGCAACACTTACCGTGACATCTTCACGGGAGCGACCGGAGCACAGTTCCATCAGAATGGCGGCATTACGGCATGGAACACCAGTTCCTTCACCACGGTTTCTGCCACCGGCACGAATACCTCTTTCGGCGTTGGTGTCTACATCATGGCGAACGGCAACGATGGATTCACCGCCGGATTCACTCCCGATTACAAGGACATCGTCCTCGGTCAGGATGCAGCCGAAGGCGAGGAAGGATACTACCTTTTCCGAGATTCCGACACCGTGGATGTCAACCTTCTCATCGGTGGACCGGAGCCGGTTGCAAGCATCAGCACCGCGACCAACACAGAATGGGTCGGATCATCCCTCAAGGACATCGCCGATGCTCGCAAGGACTGCGTCCTCTTCCTCTCCTGCCCCGTCAAGGATCCCCTTGAGACCGAGCAGAAGAAGTTGGACCGCTGCCTGACCTACCGCAACTCCATCGGTTCCTCGTCGTACACCTTGATTGATAGCGGTTACAAGTATCAGTACGACATCTACAACGACACCTATCGCTGGATCCCGCTGAACGGCGACATCGCAGGCATTGCCGTCCGTTCGGATGTGAACTTTGACCCGTGGTGGTCACCGGCTGGGTTCAACCGCGGTCAGGTCCGTGGCGTGGTCAAGTTGGCCTACAACCCACGGCAGTCGGCACGGGACGAGTTGTACAAGAACAACATCAACCCCGTGGTCACCTTCCCCGGCGAGGGAACGGTCCTCTATGGAGACAAGACCGCCCAGACCAAGCCCTCGGCGTTTGACCGCATCAATGTCCGCAGGCTCTTCATCGTGCTTGAGAAGGCAATCGCGACCGCTGCCAAGTACAGCCTCTTTGAGTTCAATGATGCCTTCACTCGGGCACAGTTCCGCTCGCTGGTGGATCCGTTCCTCCGCGACATTCAGGCTCGTCGGGGCATCTTTGAGTACAAGGTTGTCTGTGACGAGAAGAACAACACCCCGACCGTCATTGACAGCAACCGTTTCGTTGCGGACATCTACATCAAGCCGACCCGCAGCATCAACTTCATCCAGTTGAACTTCATCGCCACCAAGACCGGCGTGTCGTTCAGCGAGGTGGGTGCCTGATTCGTCATGCAGGAAGCCCTCTAAATACGGTAAAAGGAGTCCTAGCACATGTCACAGTTCAGCATTGACGCTTTCAGAGCCAACCTCATCAACGGTCTGGCCCGCAACAACCTCTTCCTCATTCAGGGGAACTTCCCCGGTGCGAACACCAGTTCCATTCAGGGAGCCGCTGCCGTCGCCGGATCGCTCTTCGGTGGGGCTGTGTCGGGTGCCATCAACGCAGTCGCTGCGGCGGTGGGAGGAGGAAACCCTAGTGCTCAGGTGTCGTTCCTCTGCAAGGCATCCAAGTTGCCGGTATCCACCATCGGCATCAACAACGCCATGTATATGGGTCGCCAGTTCAAGTATCCGGGAGATCGCTCCTTCGCTGACTGGTCGGTCACTTGCTACAACGACGGCTCTTATGGTCTTCGCAAGGCGTTTGAGTCGTGGATGAACCTCATCAACACCAACCGCAGCAATGTCGGTCCGAACGCGATGAACCAGTTCATGACCGACTGGACGGTCACTCCTCTCACCCGCGAGGGC